CTACTGGTCAGAAATCCTACAGCACCATCATTGGTATTGAAGCAAAGCACGATTGGCAGGCAAGAATTGCTAAAGGTGCAGAGGTTACTGACTTCAACCTGGACAAAATGCCTCAGTCAGAATACATGCCGATGGCATGTGTAGGTTAAATTATGTCACTTATCAAATCTTATCTTCACAACAAAATGACTGAAACCACTGACAACATCATCGACCGCGATGTACTTCAGGAGGACATGATTAACCGTATCATAGATGGTATGGATATGGATGGATTGTGTCAACTTGCGTATGATTATTTGAATGAGAATTATGACAAGTATTCCGTGGATGAATTGATTACAGAGGTAGAAGAATACTATCCAGATCTTTTAGAATCTTGATAACATTCTAAGTGTTTCCGAGTGTTTACGAGCGAACGCCAATTTTTTCAACCATGATGACACCAACCGATTTTGACCGTTCTATACTAGAACTGACTGAGAGGAAGTTTAATCTCCAGAAAGAGATTGAAGGAATCGAAGTAACAATTAAGTTTCTGAGATTCCAGAAGTCACGAACTGTCCCCCCTAAAGCGTATCAGTAGTGTAAGGATCACTAGGACGGACCCACCGACACCTCACCGAACTGATTCTAAACTTCACTTCACTAACCTCACTAATCATGCGTAAGATCGAAAAACAAATGATTGCCGCAATTAAGTCTGAAACTGACTGGCAGTCCGGTAACACAAAGGTCATCAATTTCTTTAATGATGGTGACAAATGTGTTGTCTCTTCTGTGTTCCTTCATGGTAACAAGATTGCAGAAATTACTGATACTGATATGATGATCTTCGATGGAGGTTATCAGTCCGTTACTACAAAATCTAGACTCAATGCACTTTGTGATGAATTCTGCATTGCTGGTGAAGGAGTATTTCAGAAAGATTTCGCTTGGTATGTGAGAAAGTTTGTAGGTGCGATTAACGGTGAGAAAATCTTCAAAACTGAAGATTTCAATAACGGTTATATTTTTGCTTGATTGATTGATGGTCCTAAGTAAGACTCTAAACTGCTTATCTTTGTGTCCTTTCTTAACACTTTTATCATGTCCAAAACTGAGTTGTTTGATCTCCTTGATTCCTGCAATTCTGGTCGGGAGATTGAACTTATTCTCGATGCAATTACTGAACTTTACTGATAGTCTTTTTATGTGATTTCCCGTCCTAAGTAAGACATTAAACTGCTTAGTTATAAGTGGGTAAGTGATACCGAGGGGCATCTAGTCAGTGCCCCTTTTTTGTATCAACTTATACATAAAGTATTAAAAAATCAATTAAAAATGGTATTATAAATATGTTTTCGTTTTTTATAGTAAGAGTTAATGTGTAGTATATCTGTAGTTGCTGCGTAGTATCTGTGGAGGATATTTGTGTTGATTTTAATGTGCTCAGGTCTTGTGATCTAAGCGAGCAGTCTATCACCTTCTCGCAGATATGTCAAGGGACCGCTGATAAGTTTTTCTGAGGATTGCCGTGTTAAAAATATCAGAATTCCTCATAAATAAACACTGGATGATTGACAATATCTCTCACCTACTCTATACTGTATCAGTAACACTCACAGGGGTCCAGTCATGTCAGTTGTTTATCACCAAGCACAAAAGCAGAAGTACAGAGTCACCCTTGAATTAGACGTGATGGAAGACTTCAATCCACACAATATGAATTGGAATGAACTTTTTGATTTGGGTGGTGATGAACACTGTGAGGCGTATGTAGAGGATCTGAGTAAACCGTATAGTTGGTAGTAAGTATCATAGAGTCGTGCGTGAGTACGTGTTAGTCAGCGTGGGGGCAGTATCATTAATTGTCCCCCCTAAAGTGTCGCATCTATGTAAGCACGACTCACGACTCTATGACCACCGCATTTCAGACAGATCTCACCGATACTACCTACAACGGTTGGACAAACTATGAGACCTGGAATGTAGCACTCTGGATCGGAAATGATCAGGGTCTGTATCACTTAGCAAAAGAGGCAGGTGATTATCAGACTTTTGTAGATTGTCTGCTGGCGCCTACATTTAGTGATGCCACGACTGATGATGGTGTCATGTGGAATGACCCTAGAATTAATGTTGTTGAACTCAATGAAATGTTTGAAGAACTTTGATACTTAGCAGCGGGGCAGTTGTTGACACTCTGCCCCGGATCTGGTATACTGAGAGATAACACCTCCGAAACACAGTTAGGGCGGCGGTTGTTGTTATCGTGCCGGGGCGCGATGCCGTATATAAAAACGACTAACTACCCTAACCTACAGAGGTGACAATTCGCGAGTGATATATAATTGAACTTTTGAATACATCAGCAGAAAAAAAATTCCGCCAAAAAATTTTTATGGAAAAGGTTTATCACATCTATGCAAAGAAAGAATGTTTATATAATAATCTAACAGAAACACAATTCAATGATACATGGGAAACCCTCAAGGGAATGGTTGGTCTAATGAAGACTGATTATGAACTTGAGGATTTATCATATGAGGAGGTATTTCGCTCCCAAGGGGGAGGTTCGGGAAACTTCAATGATCCACCTGGGTGTGATTCATATTGACTTTATACATACTACACGTTATAATTGATCTGAAGGTTAACTCAAGTTATGGCTAAAGGATTCACGGTAAAAGCAAAAACGCCCACAAAGAAAAAAGAAGAGTGGGATATTCCAGCAATCAAAGAAAGGATGAAAGGTAAGACAATTGTATTTTGTCTGCCCGGTCGAGGATGCTCATATATTTTTCTGAAGAACTTTGTACAACTGTGCTTTGATATGGTACAGTCTGGTATTGCTATTCAGATTAGTCAAGACTATTCGTCAATGGTAAACTTTGCACGTTGTAAGGTTCTTGGAGCAAACGTACTGCGTGGACCTAAGCAAATTCCTTGGGATGGTAAGTTACAGTATGATTACCAACTATGGATTGACTCGGATATTGTCTTTGACACTAACAAGTTCTGGCAACTCTGCGATCTTGCATTCCCTGCTGAAGGAGAAGAGAAAGAGATTGTTGCAGGATGGTATGCTACAGAGGACGGCACGACTACCTCAGTAGCACACTGGTTGGAGGAAGATGAGTTCCGAACCAATGGTGGAGTAATGAATCATGAAACTGTTGAATCCATCTCTAAACGACGCAAACCATTTACCGTAGATTACACAGGTTTTGGATGGGTATTAATTAAGAAAGGTGTTTTTGAAGGTCTTGAGTATCCTTGGTTCGCACCTAAGATGCAAGTCTTTGAATCTGGTAAAGTTCAGGACATGTGTGGTGAGGATGTCTCATTCTGTCTTGATGCTAAGGAAGAGGGATATGAGATCTGGTGCGACCCTCGGATTCGTGTTGGGCACGAAAAAACTCGTATTATCTAACCGCGTTACTCGGTACACATTATAAGGAGATTACACATGGCAATTATGAAAGGTGGCGGTTATATTGAAGGTCGCCCGAAAAAGTCTCGTCAAGGTTCAGGAAAACACACTAAGATTTCCGCGACCTCTCGTAACGGAAAAGAAAAAAGGTATAGAGGACAAGGTAGATAGATAGTAAGAATAGTGAAGTTTTTCTATGGCTTGCTTGATTGCTAATTTACCCTCTTATGAGGTATGGGTTCGTAAGGAATATCTTACAGACCATCAAAGTGGACACGGTGAATTTGTAAAAGGCGTCTGGGTATCGGTTAAATCGATTCCTGGGCGTGCTTTTTATTTTGAGACATATTTACCAGAATATGCGGCAATGTATGATAAATTGCCTATTAGTGCATTTGTATCTGAACCAAAGAAACCAGAACCTGATCTAACATTACATAACTTACAGTTCTGGAATTGTATGGATTATGGTGTAACTGTAGTACAAAAGCAGTTTATTGGTTCTATGCATTATGAGGTGTATACACGCGATTTTGGAACACAAACTGGAACTTATATTTGTACAATTGATAACTATCATCAAGATCCTGATGTAATTGACTATGCAACAAGTGAAAATCCATCAGAACATAAGTCACATAACCTGATTGAACTTGATAATGGTCAATTTGCACTGTATCCTAATAACAGAACACGTATTTTTGATAACTCTTTAACACCAGAGACGCCAAAAATGCCAGATTTTAAGGTTTCGACCATTTATTATCAAGTTGAGAACGGTCATGACCGTGATGGACTTGGAAATGATGAAAATTATTTTTGGAAAACTGCGAAAGAACGCAAAAATAACGACAATTTACCCGAATTTTAGAAAAATGACCGATTTTTTAGACAATTTGGCAAATGATCAATACCAAAAAATGCTTCGTGAGATTGCAAATGATGATTTGACACCCAAAAAACGCGATTCTTTAAAAGAAACTGAGATTTTTGAGAGTGAAGAGGAAACTTCTGTTACTCCTCCACAAACTCTCAATGAATTTTGATTTATACCCTAATAAATAAGTAATAATTGCTGTATTTTTGTGCCTCTACAAAGGGTAAGTCAAGGTTTTAAGGATATTAGTATGTCATTCTTGAGTAATCCTCTGAATGACGATTTAATTGCACTTAAAAATGAGCAATCAATTGCTCGTTCAATTAGAAATATCGTTTTTACCTTCCCAGGAGAGAAGTTTTTTAATGAAAGTTTTGGATCGGATGTTTCTAGATCACTTTTTGACAATATTGACGATTTGTCAGCATCTACATTACAAGATCAAATAGAAGAATCCATTAAACGTTTTGAACCAAGGGTAAATTTAAGACAAGTTCGTATTATACCCAATTTTGATAATAATGCATATGATGCAATTGTCGTTTATGACATTGTTGGAATTGATGTTCCAGCACAGGAATTAGAATTTGTTTTGCAAGCAACTAGGTAACAATGCCACTAGTCAATTTTTCAAATCTGGACTTTAACCAGATTAAAACAACACTTAGAGATTATCTAAAGTCAAACTCTAGTTTTACTGACTATGATTTTGAAGGATCTAACCTCTCTACGATTTTAGATGTCCTGGCATATAATACCTATATTACCTCATATAACGCAAACATGGTTGCGAATGAGGCATTTATCGATAGCGCAACTTTAAGAGAAAATGTTGTTGCATTAGCAAGAAATATTGGATATGTACCACGTCCTAGAAAGGCAGCCAGAGCAACTATATCCTTCTTTATCAATACTTCTAATATAAACCCCAATCCAGTCTCTATAACCCTTAAGAAGGGTCCTGTAGCAACCTCTGCAGGTGCTTTTGGTAATCAATCTTTCGTGTTCTCTATTTTAGAAGATATTACCGTCCCTGTAATTGATGGTATTGCTACATTCGATGAATTACCAATTTTTCAAGGCACTTTATTATCAACAGAATTTACATATAGTGCTAGAAATCCAAATCAAAGATTTATTTTAAACAATATTGGTATTGACACTGCTTTACTAAGTATTGATGTAAAGGCAAACGAGCAATCAACGCAAAGAGTTAAATATTCTCTCCAAGATAGTCTTTTTACCGTTGAGTCTGATTCTCGTATTTACTATATTCAAGAAATTGAAGATGAAAAGTATGAGATTTTCTTTGGTGACGATGTTTTTGGAAAATCACTAGAAGAAGGCAATTTTATCACTGCAAACTACATTATTAATGATGGAGATAGTGCAAATGGTGTTAGTTCCTTCAATTTTTCTGGGAGATTAACATATACACGAAATTCTAGAGAATACACAGTAACAGATGGCATCTCTTTTGTAACTACTGGATTAGTTGCCTCTGGTGGAGAGAGTATTGAAACTATCTCATCTGTTAAAAGGTATGCTCCACGCATTTACGCATCTCAAAATAGAGCTTTGACCGCAGATGACTATGAAACTTTAATTCCGTCAAAGATTTATCCAGAAACTGAATCAATTTCTGTTTTTGGTGGTGAGGACTTGATTCCACCGCAATATGGAAAAGTTTTTATTAGCATTAAACCAAGATTTGGTGATTTCTTACCAAACCTTGTAAAACAAAATATTAGAAATCGCCTCAAGCAATATGCAGTTGCTGGAATTGTTCCAGAAATTTTAGATTTAAAATATTTGTACTTAGAAGTTAATTCTAAGATCTATTATAATTCAAATCTAGCACCAAGTTCGGAATATGTCTCTACAAATGTTCAGGACAATGCAAATAAGTATTCTGAGTCTTCAGAACTTAATAAGTATGGTGCTAGATTTAAATATAGTAAATTTTTAAAAATTATTGATGATAGTCATGAGTCAGTGACTTCTAATATTACGAATATCTCCATGAGAAGGGATTTGAGAGTTGTTACCAATACATTTGCCGAATATCAAATTGGTTTTGGTAATGAATTTTATATTAAGAGAATGAGTGGATATAATATTAAATCTACTGCATTTAAAATTGCAGGAGTTCCAAATAATATCTATTTGGGAGATTTGCCAAACACAAACAGAATTGATGGTAGCTTATTCTTCTTTACTGTTCCATCTGTTAACTCTACAAGTCCATCAATCATTAGAAGAAATGTTGGAACCATTAATTATAAAAAAGGAATTATAACTATTAACCCGGTTAATATTTTAGCTGGAAAAATTAAGGATGGGCGACCAATTATTGAAATTTCTGCTACTCCACAATCAAATGATGTCGTCGGATTACAGGATCTTTATTTGCAACTAGATATAAGTAATAGCACGTTTGATACTGTGGTTGATAGTATATCTTCTGGTCTTGATCCCTCTGCATCTACATATATTTCTTCTTCTAGTTACGGTAACGGATCTTTGGTTCGTGAAAGCGGTGTTATTGGAACGGTAAATATAGATGGACTATCATCAGACGCTACAACCAGAACAATAGCAACAACCACCACTACCACCACCACTACACCTAGTGGAACAACTACCACAACAACTACAACTCCAACCACAACTCCTGCGTCTGGTGGTGGTAGTCAAACCGGTTCCTCTGGAGGGTCTACAGGGTCCTCAGGCGGTTCCTCAGGCGGCGGTTCATCCTACTCTTACTAAGAACGTAAAATAATAAAATGGCAGAAAAGAGAGTTCAATTTAGCAACGTAGTTCAGAATCAAGTTCCTGCGTATGTAAGGGATGAATTTCCAAGAGTTGTAGATTTTTTAAAGCAATATTATGTTGCTCAGGAATATCAAGGTGGTCCTATTGATCTTGCTCAAAATATTGATCAATATTTAAAAATTAATGAAACTACCAATTTAACAGATTCCGTTATTCTTGGTAGTGACATTGAAATTTCAGATACTACTATTTCTATTGATCTTACAAAATCTCCTACCGGAACTATTGGGTTTCCAGAGTCTTATGGAATCATCAAGATAAATGATGAAATTATTACATATACCGGAAAGACTGATTCTTCTTTTACTGGATGTGTAAGAGGATTTGTTGGTGTTACAACTTATAGAGATCAAACAAAACCAGAACAATTAGTTTTTGAAGATTCTATTGCAGCAGATCATGATGCTGGATCTAGCATTAACAATTTAAGCATTTTATTCCTAAAAGAATTTTTAACTAAAACAAAATATCAGTTGACACCTGGATTTGGTAATAGAACATTAACTCCAAATCTCAATCAAAATGTTTTTATTAAACAATCAAAAGATTTTTATCTTAGTAAAGGAACTGACAGATCTTTTGAGATTTTATTTAAGGCATTATACAATGAAGATGTAACTATTGTAAAACCAAGAGATTTTCTTCTCACTCCATCAAATGCTGATTTTAGAATTGTAAATCAAATTGTAGTTGAGGCTGTAGAGGGTGATCCTGTAAATCTCGGTGATTCTGTTCTCAGACAAGACACTTATGGTGATCTTTTTACAACTGCATATGCACCAATTACTTCTGTTGAAAAAGTAAATGAGGGCATAGGTAAAACTTTTTACAAACTTAGTATTGACGCTGGATATTCTAGAGATATTGGTGTTGATGGTGCCTTGTATGGAAAATTTTCTGCTCACCCCAAAACTCAAGTAATTAGTCAAGTATCTTCTGGTTCTTCAATTGTTGATGTTGACTCAACTGTTGGATTCCCCACCAAGGGAGAATTGTATGTAAATTACACTGATGAAACTGTCGGAGTGGTTTCTTATACATCTAAATCATTAACTCAGTTTTATGGATGTACAAATATTGATTCTACAATAAAAAGAAGTTCAAGTATTGGAATTAATACTTTTGCTTATGGAAATTCTTTTGTAGACGCATCGGAAATTATTAAGGTAAGAATCAGCTCTGTTTTAAGCAACCTTTCTATATCAGATAATACCCAGTACCTGGAAAAAAATGACAAACCAATTATAAAAACTTTAGGATCTAAAGCAACAGATTCTATTTCTAAAAACTGGGTATATAATGTTCCGACTTTATATAAAGTAAAAAGTTTAGAAATTATTGATTTATCTGACCTTACATATTCTGTAGTTCTTACAACAGAGCATTACTTTAAAATTGGAGACTCAATTACAATTATTGATGGTAATAGTGGTGCTGAAAAAGGTTCATCAGTGGTTGCAGTTCCATCTGCAAATTCCATCACTGTAAGAGGTCAGGGACAATTAAATGCGAATGCGTCATTTAAGATTAGAAGAAACATTCTAAAAGGAAATTCTAGTGTATCCCCATCTGCGGTTGCGTATTCTGCAAACGTTCAAAATGTTTATGTTGGTTCTCCAAATTCTAGGGAGAAGCAATCTAAAATTCTTGTTTCCTCTCCATCAATTCCTTTTTACAATGCACAACCGTTAGAAGTAACAAATAGATCTGTTACGTTCTCTGGGACATTTGTAAGTGGAGAAACTGAACTACAAATTACTTCAACTAATGATCATGGATTTTATAGTGGAGACGCAGTATATTACACACCAGAAAAAACCACTGAGAAGTTTATTGATGAAAGTGGAGAAATTGATGAAAGAACCGTTGTAAATTCATCTATTCTTACAGAGGGTCTTTATTTTGTAAAAAGAGTTAGTTCTACAACAATTCAACTATCTAAAAGTAGAACTGACATTTATAATTCTACTTTTGTATCTCCATCAGGTACAGTAACAGTAACAAATAACAACCTTGTTCCATATAATTTAAGAACTAGATCTTTAGAAAGTCAAAAATTATTAAGAGAAGTAAGAACACCAAATTTTGATGGAAATGTTTATGGAACGGAACCAGGATTTACTGGAGTTCTTGTTAATGGTGTAGAAGTAGCAAATTATAAATCAAATGATATTGTTTATTATGGAAAAATAAATGAGATTGAAGTTCTTGCTCCTGGTGACGGATACGATGTCCTAGTTCCACCATCCTTAAGCATTGCTGATCCAATAGGAACTGGTGCTACAGGTTATGTGGCAATATCTGGATCTCTTGATGAAATTAATTTATTAGACTCTGGATTTGATTATGAAACCACACCAGTAATTAAAATAACTGGTGGAAACGGATCGGGTGCCACAGCATCCGTAAGGATGAAGTTGATCACTCATGAGATTTCTTTTAACTCTCAGATTGAAGGTGGTGAAATTAATTTAACAAATTCCACAATTGGTATTGGAACATATCATAAGTTTAAGAATGCAGAAAGAATAGTATATGATCCAGATGGACAGAGTGCAATTGGTGGCATAACAACAAATTCTTCTTATTTTGTTGGCGTTGTCAATACAACAACAATTAAACTTTTTGAAACTGAAAGAGATGCAATATCAGGTATAAACACCGTTACCTTTACAACTGCTGGTTTAGGTAAGCATAAAATTAAATCTTATAATAAAAAACAAGTAATCTCCTCTATAACAGTTATTAACTCTGGAGATGGATATGAAAATAAGCAGAGAACTGTTGCAACCTCGGGAATCAATACTGCATCAAATCAAATTTCAATTAAAAATCATGATTACAAATCTGGTGAAATTTTAAGATACACTGCTGGAGATTCTTCCATTAGTGGATTATCTGATGGTTCGGATTATTATGTAACTAAAATTGATGATAACAATTTTAAACTTTCTAGTGTTGGTGTAGGATCTACAACAAAATCATATTATTACCAAACAAAACAATATCTTGATTTGTCTAGTGTTGGTTCTGGAACACATTCATTTAATTATCAACCAATTACAGTTTCTGTGAAAGGCAAGGTTGGAATTTCATCCGTAGGAACAGAGACTTTTGAAGCACAGATTCAACCTATTTTTAGAGGATCGGTAACATCAGTTCATTTATCAGATACTGGTGTTGGATATGGATCTTCTGAGATTGTTAATTTTAATAGACCTCCTTTAGTCACTTTAATTTCGGGGAGTGAAGCACAATTACAACCAATCGTTGTTAATGGAACAATTGTAGAGATATTGGTTCTTAATAGAGGAAAACTTTATAATTCTACTCCAAATATTATTTTAACTGGTAATGGCGTTGGTGCAGTTGCTGTACCTGTAATGTCCAATGGTCAAGTTTCTTCAGTGACTGTGCTTTCTGGAGGAACAGGATATCTTCAACAAAACACATCCGCATCAATTCAGTTCCCAGGTGCAGGTGCAGAATTATCTGGTAAGGTTCAAAACTGGAGAGTAAATTTATTTGAGAAACATTTTGAAAGTTATACCAATGATGATGGATTTCTTAGAGTTGGTGTTAATGATAATTTTGGATTACAATACTCACATCTCTATGCTCCTAGAAGTTTAAGAAAGGCATTAAATTCAGTTGATCAAACTGGAAAAATTCTTTACGGAAATGCTGATCTTAAAATTGCAAACAATGTAGAAGTTGAGTCCTCCGACCACTCACCAATTATTGGATGGGCTTATGATGGTCATCCAATTTATGGTCCGTATGGATATGTTGCTAGAGCGGGTGGTGTTGTTGCCCAAATGAAGTCTGGTTATAAAATTGATCTTAAGGCAAATAGACCACCAACTTCATCTTTCCCTGAAGGATTTTTTGTTGAAGATTATACTCATAAAAATCTTTCTGATGAAACTGTTCTTGATGAAAATAATGGTAGATTTTGTGTAACACCAGAATATCCAAAAGGAACATATGCATATTTTGCTACAATTAATACTTTAACTGTTGACTCTGCTGGACCTTTCTTAAATTTCAAAAGACCAGTATTTCCATATCTTGTTGGTGAAAATTACAAGGGAATTCCTAATGAATTTAACTTCAAACCATCTTCTAATCAGGATTCATTTGATTTAAATAATACTGATTACTTAAGAAATACTGATCCGTATAATTTAATTTCAGAAGATGTTGAATATGAATTCTTACCTTTACCAAATAATCTAAAACAAAATTTAGAAATTTCATCCATTAACCCCGGAGTTCTTGAGAGGGTTGGTATTGTCACTGGAGGAAATAATTATAAAGTAAATGATATTGTTCTGTTCAATGAAGGAGAAGAGGGGGGTGGAACTGGAGCTAGCGCAAAAGTCATTAGGCTTAAAGGAAAACCTGTTAATAGTGTCAGTGTTGCATCTAGTTCTGTAAGTGGCATAGAATTTGTCCCTGGAAATAAAGGAACATATATTGCATTCTCCACAAATCCTCATAATTTTGAAAATAAAGATACCTTAATTGTTTCTGGTCTTTCTACAACATCGTCTCAACTTGAGGGATCTTATAAGGTAGGTATTTCATCCAATGTATTGGTTGTCACTGGTGTAGGAACTACATCTTCTGGAATTGGAACTCTTGGTGCTACCGGAATAGTAACTCATTTTACTGTATCTGGAAACCTCAGTTATCCAACTATAAAAGAAAATGATATTCTTGGTATTGGTACAGAACAAGTTAGAGTTTTAAATGTAGACCAAAAACTTTCTAGAATCAGAGTAATCCGTGCGGTTGATGGTAAGCAGGGCGTTGTTGGAGTATCTCATACAGTCACAACAAAAATATATGAAGTTGGTAAAAAATTACAAATTAACGCAGGATTTAAAACAGATTATGTTTATAGAAGAAATGAGCAAATTTATTTTAATCCGAGCGAAACTGTAGGTTTAGGAACAACAGCAGGTGTCGGGATTGGATCCACGTTATCATTCTCAAATCCTGGAGCAGGAATCACTGAGAAATTTATTCCAACTAAAACCTTATACATTCCAGGACATGAACTCAAAACAGGTGATCGAGTAACATACTCCCCAGGAAATGGTAGCGGTCTTGTTTATCTAGAGAATAGTGTTGGAACATCTAAAACACTTAGCGATGGGACTGATTTATTTGTTGCAAAAGTAACCGATGATTTAATTGGTCTTGCGACAGTTCGTGTTGGGTTGGGAAGCACCGGTGCTTTTGCTGGAATTGGAACTACTGTAAGTTCCTCTACGACGTTATTCTTTAGCGGTATTGGAACTGGTGTATATCATAGTCTTAAAACTAATCATACAGTTCTTACGGGTGAATTAACCAGGAATAAAGTTACTGTTGCCTTAGCACAGTCTCATGGAATTTTAGGTAATCATGTTGTATTCATGGATGTTAATCCATCTATTACAACTTCATTTACGGTTAAGTATAATGATTTTAATAGAAGGGTATTAATCAATCCAAAAGATTTTGTTGCTTCTGGAATCAATACAATATCTAATACTTTTACAATTACAGATCATGGATATAAAACTGGAGATAAAGTAGTTCATACATCTACTACTTCATCTGAAGGATTATTTAATAATAAAATTTACAATATTATTCGAGTTGATAATGACAAATTTAAATTAGCAGAAGACTATTTTAAAGCAACTCAATTTAAACCAACGGTAGTTGGAGTAACTAGCGCATCCTCTGGAACTCTTTCTTTAATTAATCCACAGATTAAAGTCTATAGAGATTCAACTGTTGAGTTTGATGTTTCGGATTCTTCTCTTTCATATACAAAACAAGCTTCTTCATACGCTGCATTTGAACTTAATTTCTATCGTGATAAGTTATTTTCCGAGCAATACGATAAGAATGAAGTCAGCACAACTTTTGATGTTACAAGAACTGGAACTGTAGGTGTAACAACTGATGCTAAAGTTACTCTAAAAGTTAATGGAGATACTCCAAACACTCTTTATTATCGCTTAGATCCAGTTTATGAAAGTGATCTCCCAACAGAGAAATCAGAAATTATCAACGATGATGATGTTTTACAAAACAATCAAGTAGAAGTATTATCCAGTTCTTATAGTGGAACTTTCCCTCTTGGTATTGGAGGAACAAACTTCTTCACATATACTCTGGGAATAACTCCCGAAAGAAGTTCTTATAATTCTTCTACTTCAATCCTATCATATGAAACTAATTGTACTCATACTTATGGTCCAATTTCTTTAGTCGCTATTGAAAATACTGGTAAAAATTATTATAAACTACCCGGATTTAATAGCATAGTTGCTGGCGTAAAAGGATCTCAAATTGGAACAACTGGTATTGGATCTGGAGCTGTTTTAGATACTGCCAGTGCATCAATTGGAAAAATTAAAAATGTAAAAATTCAAGATATTGGATTTAATTTTCAAGTAGATAAAACCATTAGACCTAGCGTACAACTCCCACAAGTTGTTCAGATCATTCCTCTTGCATCATTCCAGTCCGTAGCAATTTCTTCTATTGGAAGAGGTTACTCTTCTGCACCACAATTATTAGTATTTGATGGTAAGACTAACGCGCAAGTTACCGATGTAGATCTAAGTTACACTCTGGGTGATAATCGAGTCACTATATTGAAGAATAGTTATGGCATGAATAATACTCAACCAACTATTCTTCCAATTAAAAACTCAAACGGAGTTGGTATTAGTACAATCGCATATAATGCGACTACAAAGGATGCAACTGTCACTCTGGCAGTTGGATTCTCAACAATCAATTCTTTCCCATTTTCTGTTAATGATCAAGTTCTAATTGAGGGTGTTAGTGTTGGTGTAGGATCCACTGGCAAAGGATTTAATTCTGAGGCATATGATTATAAGTTATTCACGATTAAATCTGTTACAGAAAATCTAGGTGGTATTGGAACAGTATCATTTAGTTTGGATGGATTGCTGCAGAATGGTGAGGTAACTGGTGATTTTAATGCTGCCAACTCAACTGGTAGAATTATTAATAGAAATCATTTTCCAATTTTCACTTCTACATTAAAAACAATTAATTTTGCAGAGGGTGAAACAGTAAAAACAACTTCTGCCACTGGTTCTGTCTCTGGATGGGATAAGCAGACTGGTTTACTTAGAATATCCACCAGTGATGATATAATTGCTGGTGATTTGATTGTTGGACAATCATCCAAGTCTCAGGGAATTGCTTCCTCAGTATTTTATTTTGAGTCTACTTTAAATACAGACACTCTTTCAAAAGTAACTCAGGGATGGCAGACAAATTCTGGTTATTTAAACGATAATCAACAGAGAGTTCAAGATAGTCTATACTATCAAAATTTCTCATACTCTCTTCGTTCTAAAGTTGATTTTGACACATGGAGTGATGCTGTAGGATCTCTTAACCATACCCTAGGATTCAAAAAATTCTGTGATTTCCAAATGGAATCCAAATTATCAGAGGGTTCTAGAAATGCTTTAGTTGTTGGTGTTGCTACAGATTTAACTTCTGTTGAAAATGTCATTTTTATTGAAACTTTTATTGATCTTAATTGTGTAAATGATTTTGACTTAGTTAAAGAGAATTCTAGATCTCAAACAACTATTGTTTCTGACGAAATATCGTTTACTAGCAAAGTTCTAACTGATTTCTTTGAATCTGTTGGTAATAGGGTTCTATCTATTGATGACTTTAGCAATACTTTTAATAGTAATCCAAGACCAACTGCTTTCAGTATCTCAAATAGTTTTGATACCACAGAGGTCAGGGCACAAAAGTATATCACATATGTAAAGGACAGAAGATTTACTGCTCAACGTCAGTTGATGATTGTTGATCTTCTCCAAGATGGTGCATTTGGTTACATAAACCAATATGGTCGTGTTGAAACAACATATGACCAAGGAACTTTTGACTTTAATATTTCGGGTACAACTGGACAACTTCAGTTCTTCCCAGAGAAGTCTTCGGTCAATGACTATGATATTACAGTTCTTTCTTATAATCTTGATGATAATCTTCTCGGAGTGGGAACAACTGGAATAGGTCCTGTTCTGATTGACACCAAGAGTGTTGCTCTCAATTCAGGATCAACGTCAAGTCTTGTTTCAATTGCTAAGACTTATAGTTCTGTTAAGTTGATGGTGGAAATTACCCCAGATATTAACAGAACAGAGTTTGCATATGACAACATCAATATTGTACAAGATGGCACAAATGTTTCTGTTCTACAATATGGAGAACTAACAACTACTCTTGGAGAACGTTCTTATATTGGATATGGAACTTATCATGCATATATTAGTGGTGACTCATTGAATGTTGATTACATTCCAGGTTCTGATGTTGGTGTAGGAACAACTGGTGTTCTCAACGCAATGGTAATCGGTGTTGGTAATAGTGAAACCACTGGTATTGGAACATTCGATTTGAATCATGCCAGACTTGAGGGTAGAAATACTACTATTTCATCCTCTGGATCTCCGACTGAAAATGTAATTGGAAGTTACAATAGTGGCGAGTATGATGTTGCTCACTTTATTGTTCAAGTAACAGATATTACCAATAATCAATATGCTTTATCTGAAGTCCTGGTTGTAGACAACTATCTCTCTGATGATGCATCAGGTGATACTTTTGACACTGAGTTTGGTGTTATTGAAACCAATGCTGGACTGGGAACAATCGGCACAAGACTTACTGGTGCTGCTGTTGGTGTTGCCGCAACTGTAGAGTTGGTATTTACACCACCAGCAAGTGTCGCTGCCCAAGCAAAAGTCTTTATGGTAGCTCTGAGACACGCAGATGATGATAAGAGTGAAATTGATTTCACTAATGGATCTATTGAAACTCGTTTCACTCAGTATCAAGGAACTGATAGAGACGTTTTGAGAGCATTTGAACTTAAGCATAGAACTGATCCAATTTTTGAAAGATACTTCCTTGGAGCTGACTCCAGTATTGTTAGCGTTGCTGACAATACTATTAGAATTCCGAACCACTTCTTTGTTAGTGGAGAGCAACTTACATATGTTCATGCAGGTGCTGCATCAACACAAGCGATCGGAATTGAGACTGCTTCATTCGTTGGTATTGGTGCTACTGATAAAGTTCCAGGAACTGTTTTTGCTGTTAAGGTTGATGATGACAAAATCAAACTAGCATCCACTGCAGAAAACGCTCTGAAGGGGACACCAGTGGTTCTAGACTTTACCAGCGTTGGTATTGGAACTTCCCATAGATTTGTATCGACAAATCAAAACGCAAAAGGCATTATTGCTATTGATAATGTTATTCAGTCTCCTATCGTATCAACTTCACTTACAACTCACCTCGCAAAAACAGCGACAACTAGTGATGATATAATTCGTGTTAGCACTGGTATTAACTCAATCTTTGGTGGAGATCTTCTCAAGATTGAAAATGAGATTGTTAAAGTTACTGGTGTCGGTATTGGTTCAACAAATGCGATTTCTGTTAATAGGCAGTGGTTGGGAACAACTCTTGTTGGACACACAACTGATAGTCTTGTCACTAAGGTTGTAGGAAACTACAACATTGTCGATAATATTCTTAACTTCGTTGATCCTCCAGTTGGACAAACTCCACTTGGAACATCAACAAATCCACCTGATGAAAGGGATTGGACTGGCATTGCAACTGGTTCATCTTTCCAAGGAAGAATCTTCTTAAGATCTGGTGTACAAGATTCAACAAATGAAACTTATTTTAGAAACCAAGTTCTTGACGACATTTCAGCAACATTCAACGGAACAAATAGAACATTTACCTTGCTAAGTGGTGGAGAAAATGTAGTAGGAGTTTCAACTGAAAATGGTGTTATTCTTGTCAATGATGTATTCCAAGCTCCTGGAGCAGCAAGTGATTATACAATTACAGAAAGTTCAGGAATCAGTTCTATCACATTTGCAGGAACTGCAACTTCAGTTTCATATGATGTTAATAGTTCTAACTTACCAGTTGGTGGTGTAATAGTTTCTGTTGGTATGACTGATAGAGGTCTTGGTTTCCAACCACTTATTTCTGCTGGTGGAACTTCAGTTATTTCTGGACTTGGAACTGTTTCCTCTATCAGCGTTGCAAATACTGGTTCTGGCTATAGAGCATCTAGTACTTATGAAATCGTGGTTGATACATCTGCTACGGTAGGTATTGGATCAACTGTTATTTTCCTTGAAAATACAAACAGTGTATTCAGTCTTTTAAATCTCCTTAATACAGGAACTAACTGTAGTATTGGAGTTGGAACTTTTATTGGAATTGGAAGTGTTATCACTTCTGTTGGTTCCTCATTCGTTCGTGTAGGAACTGGTGCTACTAGTATTCATGAAATACCCTCAGGAACACAGGCAGTTGTTAAAATTAGTGATCCTCAAATAGGAATTGCAAATGTAAGTGTTGCAACTAGCACTGTTGGAGTTGGAACATTCACCCATGTTGGATATTCTACGATTATCGCAGGTAGTATTTCTACAACAGTGACTATTACAAATCCAGGATCTGGATATACAACAACGATTCCACCATATGTTGTTGTAGATGATCCATTATCTTACTCAAATATTCCACTTGAATATGCATCTGTTTCTAGTGGAGTTGGAACTAATGCAAAAATTGATGTTGTTGTTGGGCAAGGATCTAGTATCATTGACTTTACAATTTCTAACACCGGATATGGTTATGTTTCTGGAGATGTTCTAACAGTTCCCATCGGAGGACTCACTGGTATCCCAACAACATCTTCTTATAGAGAGATGCTTCTCGATGTTCAAAAAACTTTTACTGACGAGTTTAGTGCATGGACATTAGGCACTCTGCAAATTCTTGATAGTCTTGATGATTTATTTGATGGTGACACGATTGCATTCTCACTGAAGCAGAGTGGAACTTTGGTTTCTATTAGATCTGCCAAAGGTTCTAAGATTAATGTTCAGGATGTTCTTTTAGTATTCATTAATGACACTCTGCAAGTTCCAGGAGAGGGTTATATATTTAATGGAGGTTCCACAATAACCTTTACTGAAGCACCTAAAGTTGGAGATACCTCTAAGATTGTTTTCTACAAAGGAACCGGTGCGGTTGATGTTGTATTCAGAGATATTATTCCACCAGTTAAAGTGGGTGATACTCTGCAAATTAAAGCAGATTTGACAAACAATCAAACATTTGATCAAACTGAAGATCCCAGAACTGTCAACATTATTAATTCTACTGATATTGTTACTACAAATCCATATTATGGACCGGGAAACACTGCAGATGAAAATCTTACAAGACCCGTAATACTATGTCGCCAAACAGAAGATATCATTCTAGACGAAACTCTTGTAGGAAAAGATAGAGAGTTGTATGAACCAGGTATTCAACCAACAGCATATATTATCAAATCTGTTGGTATTGGATCTACTGTAGTTTATGTTGACAATATTAGACCATTCTTCAATTCTCAAATCGAATCTTCAGATGGCGTTCTTACTTTCCAGGATAAGGTTACCTTACTATCACAAGATACCAAGATAGGTGCTGCTGCTACAGCAATTGTTTCTGGACTTGGAACCATTTCTTCTATATCAATCTCTACTGGAGGTTTTGGATATGCGACCACACCAACAATAAGCATTGGAAACACTGCACAGTCAGTTGGACTTGGAACTACTGCAACTGCTACTGCATCAATAACCGCAGGAGTTGTGACTTCAATTACACTTACTAATGTTGGAACTGGATATACAAATGTAAAACCACCTCAGGTTCTTGTTTCTCCCCCAACATGTCCAGTTGAAACTAATAATGTCGCTTCTTTCTCTGGAGACAATGGTATAGTTGTTGGATTTGGAACAACAACTTCAGGATCCGATATTCAGATTGTTTTAGATCTTCATGTTCCAAGTGGATCTTTTATGAGAGATGCTTCCTTAGTTGGAACAGCAGTAACTCTCAGTGGAATTGTTGCAAATGATTACTTAATGATATCCAATTCAAATATTGGTGTTGGTTCTACATCAATTACATCTAAAGATATTGGTGGTAACAATATTGGAATTGGAACTAGTTTTATTGATAACATTTATCAAGTTGCTTCAGTTTCCAATGTAGAATCTACTATCACTGGAATTGGAACCACAGTGGTCAGAAGAGTTCAGATGACAGTAACTGGATTTGGAAACACTACCGGTTCTGCATACACAACATCAAATTATATGGGTGATTATAGTTGGGGTAAAATTAATCTTACCGGCAGAAGCGAGAGTAATGCTTTCACTTTCTACGGAGATAATGGTGTTGGTGGTATTTCTACCTCAGCACTTGTTAGAAGAACAAATCCTCTAAAATTCTCTAACTATACAGTCTAAATATCTCTATGTGTTTCTACACGACCAATAAATAAGTAAAAAGTCTTCTTCAAATGGCTGCTATCATAACTGATCAGATTAGGATATTAAATGCAAAGAATTTTATTTCTGATGTAACGGATAATTCCTATTATTCGTTTATTGGATTGCCCAATCCTACTGATTATCAATCTGACTGGAATAATACTCCGCCGTCACCGAAAGATAATTTTGATCAAGAGAATGATTATTGGGATACCATGATCGCTCTTAAGAAGATTAACACTTCTGATGTTAGACAGGTAGTTCCTAAAATTAATTGGTCTTCTGGTACTACATATGACATGTATCGTCATGACTATAGTAGAACAAACACTGCTAAAGTTTCTGGTGCAACAAACCTATATTCTGCAACATATTTTGTAATTAACGATGATTATCAAGTTTATATTTGTCTGCAGAATGGAACTGATCCAGATAATCCAAATGGTAGACCATCCTTGGATGAACCAACTTTCACTGATTTAGAACCAAGATCAGCTGGAACTAGTGGAGACGGTTATGTTTGGAAATATCTTTATAGAATTAAACCAAGCGAAATTGTAAAGTTTGAAACTACAGATTTTATTCCTGTTCCATCTGATTGGTCTGTTGGAACAGACAACGCAGCGGTTAGAGATAATGCTGTAGATGGATCTATCAAAATTGTCACAGTTACTAATCGCGGAGTTGGTTTAGGAACTGCAAACCGAACATACACAAATGTTCCGATCAGAGGTGATGGGACAGGAGCAACATGCACCATTGCTATTAACAATGACCAAAAAGTTGATACTGTAACTGTTTCCAATCAAGGTTCAGGATATACATATGGAAATGTTGATTTAGTGGGAGGAAGTGTTCCAACTGGAACAACTAGACCAACTTTTGACGTTATAATGTCTCCACAAGGAGGGCATGGAGCAGACATTTATAGAGAACTTGGTGCATATAATGTTCTCCTTTATTCTAGAATAGAAAATGATAATGAAAATCCAGACTTTATAACTGGAAACCAAATAGCAAGAATTGGCATTGTACAAAATCCAGAAGAAAGTGTTGGAACTGTATTATCTGGAGATAAAGCAAGTGCTGTTCCTGCTTTAAGATTAGTTGGTGCAGGATATAGTTCTGCAACATTTACTGCAGATTCTTATGTTACACAAACTGTTGCAACAGGATCTACTGCTGTTGGTCGTGTTATTAACTATGATCAAACAACAGGAGTTTTAAAATACTGGCAGGATCGCTCAGTTTCTGGTTTTAATACTGTTGGAACTGCTCAAACTCAACCAACTTATGGTTTTGATCTGACAGAATTCACATCTGTACCATCAACTGGTGGAAATTTGACTATCGTACCATCTAGTGGTTCTAATTTAGCAATTGATACCTCTTTTACTGGTGTTAGTACAGTAATAAATAATAGGACATATTATCTTGGTCAAACATTTACTGGCGGTGTTGCGGATCCAGAAGTTAGACAACATTCTGGAAACATCATCTATGTAGACAATAGACCTTCGATTACTAGGTCATCCAACCAAAAAGAAGATATCAAAGTCATTTTGCAGTTCTAAAGGATTATGCCACAGCAAACGAACCTCAACGTAGCACCATATTTTGACGATTTTGATGCGAATAATGACTTTCATAAAGTATTGTTCAAACCTGGATATCCTGTTCAGGCAAGAGAATTAACAACACTTCAATCAATTTTACAAAATCAGATTGAAAAGTTTGGTAAACACTTCTTTAAAGAGGGTGCCAAGGTGATTCCAGGTAATACTGGATATAGTCAGTATTACTATGGTGTTCAATTAGTTAATAGTTTTAATGGAGTTCCTGTTGAAGCATACGCTGATCAACTTGTAGGAACCAAAATAACTGGGCAAAATTCTGGTGTCACAGCATATGTTGATAAAATTCTTTCATCAACAGATTCTGAAAGAGGTAATCTTACACTTTATATTAATTACCTAAGTTCCAATACCACTAATAATGCAACTCAAACTTTTTCTGATGGAGAATCTTTAATTTGTGATACTGTACTGTCATCTGGTCTTCTTGGCAATACAACTATTGAAGTTGGAGCACCTTTTGCAAATACATTGCCTGCTACAGCTGCAGTAACTGGTTCATCTTTTCAGATTCAAAATGGCATTTACTTTATTAGGGGTCAGTTTGTAAACGTAGCGACAGAAACCCTAATTCTAGATCAATACAATGCTTCTCCATCTTACAGAATTGGTCTATTAGTTACTGAAGAAATTATCACTGCAGATATTGATGAAACTTTAAATGACAACTCTCAGGGATTTAATAACTATGCTGCTCCAGGAGCAGATAGATTAAAAATTAGTGCTCGGTTAAGTAAAAAACCAAATATTGATTTTCAAGATGACGATTTTGTTGAACTTGCAACTGTCGCTGATGGTGTATTAAGATCTAAAGTAAAAAATACTGATTATGAATCTAATTTTATGGACGTTCTCGCAAGGAGGACATTTGCAGAATCTGGACACTATACTGTTAAAAATTTTGATGTAAGTGTTGAAAATTCACTCAACAACAATAAAGGAAATAGAGGATTATTTCAAGCAGGTCAGTTTACACCTGGAGGAACTCCGGTAACAGACAATCTAGGGTTATATAAAATTTCTCCAGGTAGAGCATTTGTAAAAGGATATGAAGTTGAAACTATAGGACCAACTTTTCTAGACTTTAATAAACCAAGAACTACAAAAACAATTGAAGATGAGAGTATAATTTATAATACTGGACCAACCATAAAAATTAACAATGTATATGGTGTACCAAAAGTAAGTTTAGGAAGTACCTTTACCGTAAGTTTAAGAGATCAAAGAATCGGATCTGATGGAGAAGAACCCTCTACTGGATCTGAAATTGGTCTTGCTAGAGTATATGATTTTTCTCTAGAAAGTGGGTCTTATAATTCCAGTCTTCCTGCAACAAATGAATGGGACATTTCTCTTTTTGATGTTCAAACATTTTCAATAGCAACTCTTAATGAAAATCACACTTTAAGTGTTCCTACATTTATTAAAGGACTTCAAACTGGGGCAACTGCCTTTTTAAGAAGTGCTGTAACAAATTCTAAGTCTCTCACTCTTTATGAAGTAGAAGGACAATTTAATGCGTTTGAACCACTATCATTTAATGGTGTTGATAGTGGATATGTTGGTGTTGCTATTACTAACTTTGGAATTTCTGATGCAAAATCAATTTACGGTTTAGCAAATGCTGGATTCAGTACATTTAATGCGGATGTTATTCAATCACCTAAGACTTTAGTTGGCGTTGCAACAATTACCGCTACCGCTACATCTGGTTCAATTGGAATTAGCACTGTTAGAAGCACTAATCCAAGATTTCCTGGAGATATTAAAGAGAATAATCTAGTTCGTTATTCTGATGTCAATAGAACCGGAAACTTTAATAGTGACCCTGTTTTTGCAAGAGTTGTTTCTGTTGGAGCATCACATGTTACAATTACTGGTATTAATACTGTAACTGGTGTTGCTATTGGTGGAACTGTTGCTACTCAAATTGAGGTTCAAGACTTTACAGTTCTTACTACTCAATTGCAGTCATCTAGTGATAACACTTTGTTCACTGTTTTACCAAAAAGTAATATTGCAACAGTTGATTTAACTGGTGCAAATATAACTATTAGAAAAGAATTTACTGTAAATATTTCTAGTAATCAATTATCAACTCCAGTCAGTGTTGATGAAAATGAATCTTTCTTACCATTTGATGCAGAGAGATACTCTCTAATTAGAAGTGATGGAGCAACTGAGGTTTTAACATCTGATCGTTTTTCCTTTAGTAATGGTGGAAAAACACTTCAAATACTAAACTTAGGATCTAATAATACTGGAGCAACTTTACTTACAACTGTAAGAAAAGAAAAACCAAAATCAAAAGTTAAGTCACTCAATAAAGTAAACGTATTAGTAGTTGACAAATCAAAACTCTCCGCTTCAGGGACTGGATCTACAACACTAAATGATGGATTATCATATGGAGCATATCCGTTTGGAACTAGAGTTCAGGATGAAAGAATTTCTCTGAATGTTCCAGATATTATTACTATTCATGGTATTTTTGAATCTTCTGATACTAGTGAAGCATCTGCACCAAAGGCAACTTTTACTGCTTTAAACAGTTCATCTACAACAACGTCAGAATTTATTCTTGGTGAGGAAATTGTTGGACAAAATAGTGGAGCGGTAGCTATTGTTGCAGAAAAATTATCGGATAGTCAAATATCTTTTGTTTATAAAAGTGATATAACCTTTAGAGAGGGTGAAAATATTATCTCTGGAGATACTGATATTGAGGGAACTATTGCATCTCTTGATGCACCTAGTTTTGAAATTTCTAATAACTATACTTTTGTTAATGGGCAAGAAGGAACCATCCAGAATTTTGGTTTCTTAAAAAGAAAAGCAGATTCGCTTGCCCCATCAAAACAACTTAAAGTATATTTTTCTAATGGATTTTTTCAATCAACAGATGATGGAGACATCACAACTGTTGAATCATATAATGCCTTTGATTATGCCACAGAAATCCCAAATGTAGAACAAACTGCGGTTAGTGATATTATTGATATTAGACCAAGAGTTTCTGAGTACACTGTTTCTGAAAATTCTAGATCACCTTTAGAATTTTTGGGTAGATCATATAATGCAAGTGGAAATTCTGCAGCAAATACTTTAGCATCTGATGAATCAATTCTTATCAATTTCTCTTACTATCTTGGTAGAATTGATAGAATTTATTTGACTAAAGAAGGTGCATTCCAAGTAAAATATGGAGAACCATCAGAGAGACCAGCCAAACCAGGTCCTGTTGATGATGCTATTGAAATTGCCACATTAACTCTTCCTCCATATCTTTATAATACTGCTCAAGTTGGAATTACTTATCTAGAGCATAAACGATTTACTATGAGCGACATTCGTCGCATCGAAAATAGAGTTAGAAATCTTGAATTTTATACTTCACTCTCATTACTAGAAACTAATACTGCTAACCTTTTTGTTCCTGATGCAAATGGATTGAATAGATTTAAGTCTGGATTCTTTGTTGACAATTTTACAGGATTTAAACCACAAGAGCAGTATGTTGAGATTAAAAATAGTATTGACTTAAAAAATAAAGAACTTAGAGCAAAACATTACACAACTTCAGTTGACTTGATTTTTGGTCCTGTTGTAAATCAAGATTCTACTCAAGATTTAAATTTTGCTTCTATTGAAGGTATTAATGTAAGAAAATCTAATGATGTGGTTACTCTTGATTATGCTGAGGTTGAGTGGTTATCACAAACATTTGCAACTAGAACTGAAAATGTAACTCCATTTCTTATTAGTTTCTGGCAGGGGTCAATGGAATTGACTCCAGCATCTGATACTTGGGTTGATCAAACTAGATTAGAAGCAAAAACTGTTAACATAGAGGGTAATTATGCGGAAACTTTCAACGCTGCTGTAGAGGCGGGTCAAATTGATCCACAAACAGGTTTTGGACCAGTTATTTGGGACTCATGGGAAACTAATTGGATAGGTGTTGATGTTGTTAACACAACTAGAGAAAGAACAGAAACAAGAGGTGGTGAGTGGATTGGTTGGGCTGGACAACCAGGTGGTGGAAGAAGACCTGCTTTTGGTACAAGAACCACTACAACAATTAGAGAACAAATTCAAGAAACCAGAAGAAGAGGTATAGCAAGTAGAACTGGTTTGGCGACTGTTGTTACTGAACAATTTGATCAAATATCTACAGGAGATCGTGTTGTAAGTAGAGATCTCGTTCCATTTATGAGATCCAGAAACGTTGAATTTATTTCTAAGAGAGTAAAACCTTTGACTAGATTATATGCTTTCTTTGATGGTGTAGATGTTTCTAAGTATTGTGTTCCTAAACTTCTAGAAATAGAAATGCTCTCTGGAACATTTGAGATTGGTGAAACTGTAACTGGAACAGTAATTCAAACTGGACTAGGACCAGATGTATCAAACACTGCGGCAAGTATTACTTTTAGAGTTGCAGCAGCAAATCATAAAGAGGGTGCTTATAATATCCCAACTAAAACCTATCCAGAAAATCCATATGTTTCTGGACAAGATCTCCCAGCATCATATTCATCAACATCAACGGTCCTTAATGTTGACACATTCTCTCTACAAGCAGAGGTTCAAGGTCAATATCAAGGGTATGTAGAAACTGGGATGACTTTAAGAGGTTCAACTAGTGGAGCTAGAGCAAACATTACTAATGTCAGATTAATTTCTGATATTGCTGCTCACATTGCGGGTAGTTTCTTTATTCCAAATCCAAATAATATAAACCATCCCAGATTTGAAGTTGGAACCAAAACTTTTGTCCTTATTAATAACGAGGACAATGATCAGGATATTTGTACTACAATTTCAGAAGAGGCATTTAGCGCGTCTGGAACTCTAGAAACTGTTCAAGAAAATATCATTTCTGTTAGAAATGCCCGTGTTGAAAATAGACAACAATTCCAATCCAGAAATGTTAATGAAACTCTTGGAACTGAAGTTGTTAATAGTGAAGTAACTGGTCGAAGATCTGAGAGAGTTGAAATTGGTTGGTATGATCCTCTAGCTCAATCCTTCCTTGTAGAGGATGAGACTGGAATCTTCTTGACTAGATGTGATGTTTATTTCCGAACGAAAGATGACATGGATATTCCAGTTGTCTTCCAAATTAGATCTATGAAGGATGGACTTCCTTCACAACATGTCTTACCTTTCTCTGAGGTTGTTCTTGATCCAAATGATGTTAATGTATCAGCTGATGGGTCTGTAGCGACTTCATTTACATTCAAAGCACCAGTTTATTTGGAAGGTGGAAATCAAGAATATGCTATTGCACTAGCATCTAACTCTACTAAGTATACAGTTTATGTTTCTAGAGTTGGTGAAAATGACCTTCTCACTCAAACCTTTATTTCCAACCAACCATATCTTGGATCTCTGTTTAAGTCACAGAATGCTTCTACATGGGAACCAAGTCAATGGGAGGATCTTAAATTTAATCTTTATAGAGCAGACTTTGTGGACAATGGTTCTGTTGAATTCTATAATCCAGAACTTACAAATGGTAATAATCAGGTCGCTACTTTAAATGGAAATGCATTAGAGGTAAAATCAAGACAAGTTCGAGTTGGACTTGGAACAACCGTTGGAGATAGCACTTATGTTGTTGGCAACACGTTCTCCCAATTAGGAACAAATGCTACCGGTGATCTAACTGGAGTTGCTGGAATTGCAACAGGAACTCTTAATTTAATTAATGTTGGTTTAGGTTACACTCCTGCAAGTGGACAATTCCAATTTAATGGTGTTGATATGGTTACCGTTACTGGTAGTGGTAGAGGTGCTAAAGCAGACGTTACCGTTCAAAATGGAGTTGCAATCGCAGCTACACTTGGAAGTGGTGGATCTGGATATCAAGTTGGTGACGTTTTGACCGTCAATACCATTGGACTAAGTTCTGTTGGACAGAATATGAGATTATCAATCACTGGTATCGGTGTTACTCAAGAACTAATTCTTGACAATGTTCAAGGTGATTTTGTTGTTGGCGCAGCAAATACAGTTCAGTTTGTCAACTCCTCAGGAATCACCACTGACCTAAATTACTCTCTTGGCGGAGATGTTCAGATTTCTTCTGTAAACGTAGTAAATGATGGTCTTCATATCAAGGTCAATCATAAAAACCATGGTATGTATTTTAATGATAATAGAGTAACTCTTTCTGGTATTCTACCTGATATTAGACCAACAAAACTAAGCACTGCCTATGGTGCCGATGCTACTACAGCACTTTCTGTTGATAGTGGGAATGGATTCTCCACATTTGAAAATGTCGGAGTTGGAACAACTAATAAAGGTTACTTATTAATTGGTAATGAAGTTATTGAATATGATAATGTAAGTGGAGGTAATATTGGTGGAAATATTGTAAGAGGAACAAATCCAATCGCATATCCGATTGGAACTCCTGTTTACAAATATGAGTTGGGTGGAGTTAGTCTCCAAAGAATTAATAGAACTCATAATCTTAATGATGTAACCGTTTCCAATCCAATCAGTTTTGATTCTTACAATATTAAAATTGATACAAGTAGCACTACTGGAACGGGTAGAAACACTGATGTTGGGCATCCAAAGTTATATCTTAATAACACTAAGAGCACTGGTGGATACAATGTAAAAGCTACTCAAAATATTCCTTTTGAAATCATAACTCCATCTGTTCAAAATGTAACTGTCAAAGGAACTTCTATTTCTGCAGAACTTAGAAGCACTACATCTAAAAGTTTGAGTGGAAGTGAACTGCCTTATCTTGATACTGGATTTGAACCAATCGCATTGAATGCAGCGAATTACTTAGATTCTCCAAGAATGATTGCGTCTAAAGTCAATGAGGATGCTAAACTTGTAAATACTCCCGGACAGAAGTCAATGAATATGAGACTTCTAATGAATACTACTGATACTAGAGTATCTCCTGTGGTTGATGCCCAAAGAGTAAGTACTATTCTTACATCAAATAGAGTCAACAATATTATTACAAATTATGCAACTGACCCAAGAGTTAATGTAATTGAAAATGATCCTACTGCATGTCAGTATATTTCTCAAGAAATTGTTTTAGAACAATCTGCATCTTCTATTAAAATTCTTGCAGAAGTACATGCTACTACTAACGCTGATGTCAGAGCATTCTATGCCTTTAATGTAAACGAAGGAAAAGAACCAATCTTTATTCCATTCCCAGGTTATTCAAATCTAAATGAAAGGGGTCAAGTAATT